TGATAAAAAGCTCGGTCTTGTGCAGGCCGGCACGGACTTGGGCGCGGACCCACTGTTTTTTGGGATCGGTGTACAGGGCGCGCACGTTGGCCGGGGTGCATTCGACCGGCTGCCCGCCGCGGGTCACGTTCCAGCTCAGCGTGGCTGCAACCAGGTAATCGGTCTCGTCTTCCAGATCCTCGAGCGGATCGCTCGACGGCATCTTGCCGGTGGCGGCGAATTCCGCGCGCAGGCGGCGGGTGCGATCGAGGTCGATACGCTTGCGCGACTCGTGCTCGGGGCTCGCCAGTTCAATAAAGGTGCTGGTACGGGCCTGCGTCTTCGGATCCAGCAGGGTCAGGCACCCAGTCGGCATATCGTCGTAGGCGTCGATGTCGAGCGCGGTCACGAGCTTGTTCAGCAGGTCGGAGGGTTGTGCAGTGTTCATAGGTACTCTCTTTCGCGGGTTGAGGAAGAAATGCCCGCGCCCACTGCCGCTCCCCGCGAAAGGAGAGACAGCAGCGGGCCGGTGCCAGGGATGCCGCTACGCGGCGGGAGGGTTAAGCGGCCGAGTCCTGGACCGAAATCGTGGTCAGGTCCGAAGCCAGCGCAGTGCCGCCGTTGACGTTCAGCAGCGCCTGGAACGGGATCGTCTGGATCAGGATCTTCTCGCCGTCGTCCTTGTCGGCGCCAGTCAGCTTGAGGCGACCGAGGCTGAAGCCGATGAAGTCCGAGTTGGCCGAGTTGTTGGCGGTGAAGACGGCGATGGCCGAGATTTCCGTCTCGTTGTAGAAGGCATCACGCAGCGTGGTCGAATCGAACTTCGCGGTGATCTGGCCGGTGGCGATGACGCGCCCGGTCGCTTGCTGGTCGGTCGTGTTCGACCCGATACCTGGCTCGCCCGATTGCGCGGACGAGATGTCGAGGGTCATGCCGGTGATCGTGCCACCGGTAACGCCGCCGACCATCACGACGCCGTTGACCGCCGCCATACAGCCGGTCGTAGTCGCCGCAGTAGGCGAAGTGAAGTATTGCGCCGTTGCGCCCGTCGCGTCCTTGCCTACGAACTCGGTCGACACGGTTGCCATGCCGGTAGCGGGCAGCGAGAACGACATCTTCGATACCTTGCAGCCGCTGAACACCTCGCTTGCGCCGGTAGCGCCTGCGTCCGGATGCCAGTGCTCAATGGAGAACGACTTGTCCGTGTGACCGGTTTGCGGGACCATCGTTTTCTTGCCGACGACGGTCAGTGTCGCGCTGGCGATCGGGCCTTCAGTCGTCAACGCAGTTGCGTTCAGCACCGTACCCGTGATGACAGTAGCCGTCACGGCGGTCACGAGGACGTTCTTGTTGAGGTTGGCAGCGTTGAACGCGCCCGCAGTCAGGCGCACCACATCACCGATCTTTACGCCATCGGTCAGCCAGGAGCCGGCCGCACGGGTGATTGTCCACGCACCAGTTGTGCCGCCAACCGTGATCGACAAGCCGGTTGCCGAAGCGCCAGCCACGAAATCCTTCTTCAGCGCCGCGGCGATGAAATCAGCATAAGTCTTGGCTGATAGCTCGCCAGCGATGGTGCCGCCGACTTTGCGCAGGCCGTGGCGCAGGTCCGCGACTTGGAAATCGGCACGGATCTCGTTAGACTGGTACGTGTCTTTCGACAGGTTCAGGCTCGACGTGACACGACGCAGCGCCTGTGCGCTCGCTGCTGACGGCATGACGCCGTAGGTCGTTTCCAGTTTGTAGGCCACTTGCTTAAACACGCCTGAGGCTGCTGGCATTTGCTGCTCCTTCAAATAAAAAAACCGCCCGGATAGGCGGTCCATAGATCAAAATCCAGCCTAGCGCTGGGGCTTGTCTTATTGCGCAGCTCGATTCCTAGCTTCTCGCGCCCGCGCTCGCGCTTCTAACATGTGTTTTCGGAACTCTGGATCTGCCCACTTTTCTTTCATCACACGCCGCGTAACCTCAGCGGTCGCCAGCTGCGCTTTGCGACATGCAGCGATAGTTTTTTCTCTATACTCTGGGTCGGACCAGTTCTTTTTCGCCGCTTGGCCAATCTTGGCGCGGGTGCTCTCCGTGAAAACCTTGTTCTTGCATCCTGTTACTACAGCCGAGCGATAAGCCTCGTCATTCCACTTTTCAGAGATAGCTACTCGCAACTTCTCTCGTTGCTCCGCAGACATTGGTGCATCCCACTTCTTGTGCGGCTTACCTTTCTTCGCCCTGGAGAGCGCAGCCTTATGCGAATCAGAAAACTTCATCCCTATGCGGGCCGCAGACAAAGCTGCGCGAGTTTCATCAGAGAACACTCGGCCCTTCGCGGATTTCGATATCCGCGCTCGAGTCTCTGACGACAATGGAACGCCAATCTTTGCCTCGCGGATGCGCTCCCTTATTTCCGGCAAGAGTCCGCTCGTCCCCTCTCCGCCGGCCGTCATGTTGTAGCCATTTGGGGCCATGGTTCCGAAGCTGGCGATAAACTCTCGCTCAAGCCGAGCCATTTCCTGTGCGCTGCTCGCCACAGCGATACACTCGACCCTGAACGCCTCAATACCATGCCGAGACATGGCGCGATGCAGATATGTGACGGGCTTCCAATTCGCCATCGAGATATGCTCTTTCAGGCGATTTTTGTAACCCTGCGTCGTGCAGCCGATATACGACTTCCCTGACTCTACGTGCGTGATTCGATAAATCTCGTACGTCTTTCCGGTCATATGGCGCGCATAAAAAAAGCCCCCAAGCGGATGCTGTGCGGGCTGGTTGATGAAAGACTGTTACTTAGTTCTGCTCGTGGTACGTGACCTTGAAATCGATACTCTTGAAATAGACGCCGACAGCGTCGTCGGACAAATCGGGACCCACGGTATCGCGAACGATGCTCGCCACATCGACGTCGGCGATGACGCCTCTTGCGAAGTTGCACGCGCGGCGCACTTCATCCAGAATCGTTCGAGTACTCGGGTAATCCTTCGCCATGATCGTGACCTGCACGCGACTGGCCACAAGCGAGTATTCCGCTTGGGCGTCAATGGCCGATACGGGGACGAGGCTGACTTCTGTGATGCCGATGGCGGGCAGCGACGTATCGTCCGGAACTGTCCCGGCCATGATTCGCGAGGCTGGAACGAGTGCCGACAGGGTCGTGCTCGCAACCAATAGGGCGCGGATTACCTTGACGCTCATTCGACCTCCGGCGCTGGTGCGTTGATACCTTCTTTGGTCAGGCGCGAGCGGATCTTGTCGGTTACGGCGGTGATCGCCGCGCCGGAAGCATAGTCAAACGCTGGGCGCATGAAAGGCTGGTGTGCGGCGCCTGGGTGATGCACCACGCGCGGAAAACTGCTGCCGACCTTTAGCGCCTCGCCCTTCGCCGCCTTGATGATGTGCGGCCTAGTCCCAAACTCGACCATGTGAGCGTAGTACACGTCAGCGCCTTTCTTGGTCATGCCGCCGACTTTGACACTCGCGGTTATACGGCCATCCTTACCGACACGAGAGCTCAGACGGATGCTGTCACGCAGAGCGCCTTCATAGCCGCCGTACAGCTTCGCGTTTTCACTGCTGGTCGGACCAACCGGGGCGCGATCCTTGGCTTCGCGCAGGATGACGCGTGCACCGGCACTCAGGGCTGCGCGCATGATGTTCCGCTCAATTTTCAGGGGTAAGGATTGGAGGAACGCGTCCAGCTCTTTACCGCCGACGATGGTCTGGTCAGACACCGGTCGCCTCGATCATGAATTCTTGGTGCATACGGTCGTCCAGAAGCGCGGGACCAGCGATGATCTGCATGACCTTGTCGTCCCGGCCGTGCAGGATGACACGCATATCGGGCGTCACCTGATGCTGCTTGCGAATCCGGAGGCGCGCTTGCTGAGAAGCGACTTGCAGTCCGTTGGTCGTGCGCTCGGCTCGGCTCGGCAGAACGTCCTGCACGTTGGCCCAAATCCGAGAAGCGACCGGCGTCCATGCTTCAATCGGCGTTCCGTAGTCAGGATCCTGATCAGCAGTCTTTCGCTCGATGGTCACTTTCGTGTCGAGCATGAAGGGCGCGGCCATCAGGAGTACACCTTGTACCGATCCAGCAGCCGGATCAGGTTCTCGTTCTTCGGCGTGTCAGGTGCCGCAAAATGCTCCTGCACCTTCGCCAGGACGTAGCCCTTTATCCCGTCCGGGACGGAAGCATCGGTGGCGCCGTAGCCGCAAGTGAACTGCACCTCGACAGCGTTCTTACGAACACAGGTCTGCGGCCATTTCGTGCCAATGGCGGGCAGGATCAGCCCCGGCTCCGCGCTCGTATCGACCTGATACGCGCTCGGGTCAAGCGTCTGCTGTGCGCCGTCCGCGTCGTAATATTTGATGTGCACTACCGAGACCAGCGGCGGCTTTGGAAGCTCGATCTCATCGGGGAAAGCGTCCAGCGTCAGCGCCCAAGTCTGGCCCACGAACGCCCGCCCGGTGATGTGCTCGGCCTCGTCGGTGTACGTGCGCACCGCTTGCTCGAGCTGAGCATCGTCGTCGGTGCCGTCCAGGCGGGCGGCGGCGCGGGCGGTATCGAGGGATACGGCCAGCGCGGCGGGCGGGGTGATGAGGCGCAGGGGCATGGGTTACTTCGCCAGCAATTCGGCGTAGGCTACGGCCTCCGGATCAGCATCGACTTTGCCGGCCAACGATTCGACAAGGGCAGCATCGATGGTGACGACCTCATTGCACTTGCCATGCGGGCCGTCCACGAGGACGCGGACCTTGACTTGGCCTTCCGGCGCTTTCTTATCTTTTGACATTTCTTCTCCTGTGAGGAATAGCGGCGAGCCGTAGCCCGCCGCTTGCTCGATTAGGTTGCCGAGTTCTGGTACAGCTTGACCGCGGCGGTGTCGAGCAGATTGCCGCCCGAGCGGGTCCAGCCGCAGAAGCCGACCTGACCGTTCAGCGCAAAGGCCGAGTCATCGAAGCGGCGCATGGTGGTGCTGTTCGCCACGTCGCGGATCGTGTATTGCGAGAAGTCTCCAAACGCGATCGACTTGGCGTTGGCAGCCATCACGGCAACGTCGTCGTTCACGAGCACCGGCTTGCCGAGCAGCAGATCAGGAGCACCTTCGGTCACAGCCGGGATCCAGATCGGACGGCCCACGGTGTCCTTGAGCTTCGACACGGCGGCAACGCTCAGGTCAGCCATCATCCAGGCTGCGTTGTTGCGGTACGCGCGGTTGACCGAGTGCTTCAGGTCGACCAGGTCGTCGTAGCCCACGGTCAGGGTGCTACCGGTGGCGCCGGTCTTCCCGACGCTCGCAGCGGCGATCAGCCCGGTAGGCTTGCTGCTGCCGTCACCAGTGGTGAAGTGCAGGTTCTGGATGCGGGCGATGCGGGTAGCCAGACGGTTGACGACGAAGGCCACCACGTCGATTGCGCTGTCCTGGATCAGTTCCAGCGGTAGGGCGATCTTCTTCGACGAGTATTTGTAGACCGGCAGACCAACAGTGCCGAAGGTGATGTCGCCACCAGTTGCGCTGCCATTCTCAGCAACGATCTCGCCCACCTCGCCAGTGCCATCGCTGGTCGGGAAATTCAGGGCGTGACCGGTGTCGGTGGTCAGGACGGTTGCGGCACCGCGCATACCGCCGAATGCCTTGAGCTTATCGATGACCATCTTCGCCACTTCGGCCGGCACGGTGTAGCCGCCTTCGCCCGGCGTGGTGGTGGACATCGCGTTTCGGATCGCGACAGCCTGCTCGGCCGTCACGTTGTTACCGAAGCGCATGTACAGGGCGACCGCTTCCAGATCCTTGATCGCGACTTCGCCGCGCGATTGCGGCTGGTTGGCGGCATTCTCGAAGAACTTGTCAGCCTCCAGTTCGCGCATCGTTTCGAGGTTCTTGATCTGCGCTTTGGCGGTGTTGATCTCGTTGGTGAAACCGTCGAATTTCGCCTGATCTTCCGGCGACCAGACCTGATCGCCCTTCTCGGCGAGCAGATGGTTGGCTTGCTGTGCGAGGTTTGCAATCTTCTCGCGGAGGGCTTGGATAGTGACCATATTCATCCTTCTGAAATAAAAAAAGGAGCCAAGAGGCTCCTTAGTTGATGAGGTGTCCGACCTCGGCGGGTGTCGCGCGAGAAGCGCTTACAAGGCTTGAATCAGCGTGAGTCGGTTGCGGTAAGTTTGAGAAAGACCATTCGCTGCCAGCGCTCCGACTGGCTGTTCCTCAACGGGTGCGAGGTCGAGCCAAGTCTTCATCAGCTCGAGTTGTCCTGCCTGGCGCTCGATGATTTCCTCGGCCAGTTCTTCGATGTCTTCGGACTCGGCCAGCGGCAAGACCTCTTTGGCGCGGGCGATGGCCGACTCGTGCATGCCGATCATGTCACGCAGGAATTGCGCTTCGCCGGCGTTGATCGACTCGGCTTCTTCCGGCTCCGTGATGACTACAACGTCGTTCTTCAGCGCGGGCTGGGCGAGATTTGCCAGCGCCTGCGGCACCTTCGAGTAAGCGGCCAGGTTCCAAGCTTGATTCGACGCCTTCGCCTTCGCGGCCGGCGTCGGGGTGATGCGGTCGATGAAGCCGTTATCGAGCGCTTCGGCCGCGCTGAACCATGTTTCTTCGTTCATCCAGCCGATAATCTGTTGCTCGTCCTGGCCGGTCTTGGCGACGTAATCGGCGACGATCGAGCCCTCGATCTTCTCGAGCAGGTCGGCGGTTTCGCGCATGGCGTTCTTGTCGCCCCATGCAAAACCGCTGGCGTTGTGGATCATGAAGAATGCGCCATCGGTCATCTCTACTTCGTTGCACGCCAGCGCAATGCTCGTTGCGGCGCTGGCGCACAGGCTGTCGATGTGAGCGATCTTCTTACCAGCGAAGCGCGACAGAGCCGCCATGATGGCGCGACCCTCGAACACATCGCCTCCAGGGCTATTGATGTAGACGTGCAGCGTCTCGGCGTCTGCGACTTGGTTGAGCGCGTTGATCACGCCTGCCGCGCTCACGCCCCAATATGCGTCGATCACGTCATAGATGTACAGCGAAGCTTCCGATGCGTTGCGCACTGCGTTAAGCGGGCGCTGCTCGCGTGCCGCGTTATCGCGGATCAGTTGGAGTATTTTGCTCATGCGGCGGGCTGACCTTCCGTGTTTGATTGGTTTTCGGGAGCGCCCTGATCGCGTGGCGCACGGTAGATTTCAGAGCCCCCATCTACTGGCGGCATCTTGATCCGTCTACGAACTTCATCCTTCGACATCCATCCGTCTCCAGCGCCGGGTCCGCCCAGAGCAGCGCGGAAGTAGTCGCCAAGCGCCTTCAAGTCGGTTTCGTACAGGGCTTCACGATGGAATTCGAGGAATCGGCCGTTATTGCGCGGGTAGAGCTTGCGGTTCAACTCCTGCTCGATCTTGCGCAGCCACGGCTGCAGGGTGTACTGCACGAAGGCGCGGCTGATGGATTCAAGGCCGGTTCCCCACGAAGTGGAGCCGGTCGATTCGCCGATCATGAAGCCGGGAACACCGAACGCGCGGGCGATGTCCATAACTTGGAACTTGCGCGCCTCAAGAAGCTGCGCATCCTCGGCGGATAGGCTCAATTCCTTAGCCGTAATGCCCTCGGTGAGTACGAGCGGAAGACGGTGAGCGTTTGCGAGTCCGGAGTAGCGGTTGGCGAAAGCGGTTTGTAGTTGCGTGATCTGCGCGTCGCTCATCCTCGCGGACGAATTCAGGATGATCGACGGGTGAGCGCCTCCTTCGAAGAACTTTCCGCTGTACTCGTCCATCGCCAAGGCATTTCCGATGGCGTTGCGGGCACCATACTGAATGACTGACATGGAACGCATGCACACGTCATCGAAGCCAAGGCCAGGGAAATGCAGAATATCGGACGGATCGAACCATGTCGAAATGCCGTGAGAAGGCAGATTGACGTAGTAGCGAACGCCCTGGCTAGGCGTGCGAACCGGTGACACTGAGCCCCACGGCAGCGGCAGGATCTCGCGCAGCGTGCCATTCATGCGCCAGCGGAGCAGACCAAAGGCATCACCGCGGAGAAGCTGCGCCATGCTGACGCCTTCCCACATCGACGCTGCGGTGTATTGCTGACTCGGCTGCTCGTTCAGCAGATACCACAGGTCACTGCGCGGCAGGCGGCTAGGAATGTCGCCATCCTCGAGCGAGTACTCGTGGATCGGCATGCTGATGATAGCGCCGCTGATCTTCGCGACGCAGGCAGCCACCGCAGACACCCGCATGGCACTAGTAGCGGAAACAGTCGTGCCGGATGGGGCAACACCGAAAGCTTCCATCACATCAGCGCTGTACTGAGTTTGGTTCGACACCTCCGGACGAGCCGACTCCTGCCGCCAGTGCGAGGTCGCGGCAAGTGCATCGAATGATTCAAGTTTCATCGTCGTCCTATCAGAGCAGTACGAAGCCCTGGGTGATTTCTTCGGGTCCGGTATCAGCCGTGTTCACAAGCCCAGCGGCCATCACGGCCGCTACGATTAAGTCGATGCGACCTGTTGCCTTCTCTTTGCTAAGCTTCCGGTTCTCAGCGCCGTCCTGCTCAATCACGGCATTACCCGCGCACATGGTTAGCACCTTGTGGCCAGGGTGGGCAATCGTCCCGTTGAGTAGCATTTCTTCGAAGGCCTCGACGGCTGGCGTAAAGTCTTTGTAACCCTGCCCAAAAGGCTTCATCGTCGGCAGAGTGATCCCCTCATCGTTCGCCAACGAGATAAGATCCTCGATTCGCCAGCGGTCGTATGCCACCTCGATAATCTCGAAGAAGTCGGCCATTGCCGATAGCTTCTGCAGAATCACGCGCTTGCTGATCGCGCGGCCCGGTGTCGTGTCGAGCAGGCCTTCTGCCTTCCACTGGACGTAAGGAACACTGTCCTTTTTCGACTTCTCTTCAAGCCCGATTTCAGGCAGCCAGCCGAAAGGAACCATCTTCCACGGCTCGCCTTCTTCGACCGGCTCGACCAAAAACACCATGCCGGTCAGATCGGTGGTGCTGGACAGGTCAAGTCCCACCACAGCGCGCCGCCCGCGCAGGTCGCGCCAGTCGTACTCGCGCTGCGCCGACTTCCAGACCTCATGACTGAGCCAAGGCGACTCCGCACCGGTCCACTCGCAGAAGTTCAGGCGGCGCACCAGCGATTCTTTCGAAGGCATGCCGCGCGCCTCTGTCACTTGCTCGCGCAGGTACTTGTAGCCCGGCAGGTTTGCTTCTTGTAGGCTCGGATTCGACTTTGGCCAGCAGGCCTCATCCTCAAACGGGTCATCACCCTCGTCGAGCGCGCAGATATAGCAGAAGAACGCGTCGTCCCGCAGCTCGCCCGCGGCGACCTTGGCGCCGTATTCGTGGTAGTTCCAGCAGGGGCTAAGCTTGTTGCTCCCGCTGTTGGTAATCATGAAAATCAGCGCTTGGCGGCGGCTCTTTGTGCCGGCGCGCATCATCTCGACTACCGTGTTTGTCTTGTGCTCGTGCAGCTCGTCAATCAGTGCGACGTGCGGTCGCGGCCCTGACTGCCCATCGTCGCTGCTGATCGGGCGGAAGAATGAGCCGTTCTTCGGGTAAGCGAGATTCCATGCCTTCTCGCCCGTGCCGCTCTTGACCAGCCGCTTACTCAACTCCGGCGATTGGTCGTTCATGGCGACCGCATCGCGGAACAGGATCATTGCCTGATCCTTCTTCGTAGCCGCAGCGTAGACTTCGGCGCGCGCTTCGTCGTCAGCCACCAGGCCAATCATTCCGATGCCCGCAGCCAAGGGACTCTTGCCGCTACCCTTTGCCGTTTCGACGTACGCGACACGAAAGCGTCGGTATCCGTCGTCGCCATACCAACCGAACAGACTGCCAACGATGAACTTCTGCCAGGACAGCAACTCGAAGGGCTTGCCCTCGAAGTCGCCGCCGTTAAGCTTCAATACCTTCTCGTAAAACCGGATCGCCTTGAGCGCTTTGTCCAGCTTCCACACAAGGCCACGCTTAGGACCGTCTTTCAGGTCGCGCAAGTGGCGCCCGCATTGGGCTCGCACATGCGGCCCGGCGATCTGCTTGCCGTCGACTACTCGCTGGGCGTATTCGGTAACTGGATCCTGCTCGCCTTTAACCGAAGAACTCTTGGAGCGGGTCGTCTTTTTTGTCGTCATCTGGCGGCTCGGCATTCACTTTCGACCGCGCGGCCGGGGTCAGGCCAAATTCGATCAGATAGCTCTTGAACTGCGCATCTGCGGCGCGGAGTTGGTTCACAGCCGGATTGGTCTTAATTAGCGCGCCACCTTCGGATTGGGTCGTGTACGTGCGTCCGTCGCGCTCGATCAGATCGCGGCACTCCAGAATGTCGGTGTAGCAGTCGCATAGGCGCTCGAGCGCGAAGCTGTCGGCCTCGGTGAGCACACCCATGCGATCGAGCAGGACCGTCAAACGGCCCCAAGCTACTTTCCCTGAATCGCTCAGGTGATCGGGGCAAGACGGGATAACGCGCTTCGGCTTGGGCTCTTTTTTGTTTGTCGCCCTCTTGCCGCGATTCCCCTCAATTACTCGAAGAACCGTCGGCTTTGGTCTTCTTCCTGGCATTGCTGAGTCTCCTTTTCCATTCGATCAGCAACGACCCGCCTTTCGATAGATTGCATGGAGCGCATGCCGGAAGTATGTTGCCGATGCTATCCTTGCCACCTCTGCAGATAGGCAGGACATGATCCTTGTGTTGTGCCGCCCTATCGCCGCAGTATGCGCAGAGGCCGCGAAACCGCGCCAAGAGACGCAGCCAATCATGAGTGGAGTGCGCCAGCCCGAGTGCTCCGCGCCGAAGATGTCGGCGCTCTTTATTCCGCGCATGCACTCTATCCAGGCGGTTCTTTTGACCGCAGGCGCCGCATGTCCTGTGTCGGGACTTGGATACAAACTTCTCACCGCACCTGCCGCATGATTTCTCGGAGATGCGAGCATCAGCGATGTGGCTACCGGCGCACTGGCGCGAACAGAATTTAGCACCAGGATAGCCGGGCGAAAACCTCACTTTGCACCGCTCGCAATCCCGGTCCGATGCGGCTGATTTACGCTTCTCGTACGCCATGCGACCACGGCATTTATCTGAGCACGCAATTGCATTTGGATGATTCCGATGCGGCACGAAGTCAGCCTTGCAGTGCGCGCAGCACCTGGACTCCGCATTGGGACGGCTCATCTTTTCCGTTCCGGAAAAAAAGTCTCAATTCGCGGGTGTGCGAAGAAAGG